GATAGTATTTTAAATTATAGTAAAACATGGAACACAAAATTAAAGGATGATTATGTATGGAAAGATGTTTACAAACTTATAAATGATTATAAAAGTTTTTTGACTTTTGATAAAACTAAATTTAAATTTGTATTAAGAGAACTGATGTCGTGTTAAAATATCATGAAAAGCCTTGGCCACATTTTACTGGTATATTACCAGAAGATTTTTACAATATTGTAAAAGACAAATGGGATACAGATGATAACAAAAAAGAATGGAACAAATGTAAAAATAGGTCAAACATAGTAATTGAAGATGACAAAATTAACACTATACTAAATGATATTAGTTTAGGTATATTATCTAGAAGTAAAGATATATTTGAAACAGTTTATCCTAAACTTGTTTATGAAAAACTTACAGGTATATGTTCGAATTTATTTTCAGAGAATCCACCAAACGAAGCATATCAAATGAGAAAATTACATATTGATAATGGTAATAAGTTGGTTACAGGTTTGTGGTATTTTAAACATGAGGATGAAAAAGATGATGGTGGTCATTTGACATTACATAATCCTAAAACAAAAGAAGAAAAGATATTTGAGTATGGAGCAAACAAAATAGTATTGTTTCCAAACACACCAGTGAGTTGGCATTATATAACAGATAGAAAAGAATCAAAATATCCTAGAAGATTTATTTGCATGAGATTAGAAGCAAGACTTAAATTACATGATTACCAAACTAAAATGGGTAAGGATATTATGACTTACGAAGATGTGAAAAATAATTATGAGTAAAGTATTAATCTATGGAAATGGTAAATCTAGATTAGAGTTTGATGTTACTAGAAAATTTAAAAACATAATCACTTGGGGTTGTAATAAGATACATCATGAAACAAAAGTAGATAATCTTGTTGCAGTTGATTATCTTGCACAACAAGAAATATATCAAAGTGGTTATGCAAAAGAAAATACATGTTGGTTTTTAGATTGGAATGAATTACCTAAAAAGTTTATTGAAAAGCCTGCATTTGGTAGTAGACATTTAGAATTATTAAAATTAGGTTTTGAAGAAGATGAAATATTTGAAAATGACAAGGGTAGTAAATGTAGATGTGTGGTGAGAGGAAAAAATCCTAATACAGCAATAAGTAAATTTATTGATTTAGTTGATGATGAAATGAGTAAGGATGAAGTAAAACAATTAAAACATAAATGCATGAGAAATACAGGACTATATATCACATGGTTAGATAAAGAAGATAAGGTCCATAATATAGAAGAGTTTACAGGTCATAGTTCTGGTAGTACAGCCATGTATCTTGCCTGTTCGCAAAAATATTATGTTGATGAAATATTTTTACTAGGATTTGATTTATCAATAGAAAACAAACCTCACAGTAATGTGTACTTATTAGATGATTACAAATTAGGATTTGATTCTACTACATGGCAGAATCAGATGAAAACTGTTATGAGAAAATTTAAGAATGTAAATTTTTATTGGGTATCACAAGAAGAACATAAGGACAAATTTCAAGGTATAAGTAATTTAGAATTTGTAACAATGAAAGATTTAAATAAATGGATAGACCAGACGGAATAGATTGGTATATAAAATGGTTTTCAAGTGTGGTACTAATTATGGGTGCCGCAGCAACAGCATTAGACCTGTATCCTTTCAACATGTATTTTCAATTTGTAGGTGTTACAGGTTGGTTGATAGTTGGTTGGATATGGAAAGATTGGTCATTGATAGTGGTAAACATGATAGGTTCACTAATACTACTTGCTGGTATTATAAACTATCACTTTTTCACAGAATGGTATTTAATAATTTATGAAAGACACATAGAGGCAAAAATATGGTAGAACAAACACAATATAAAAAATATAAACTAGTGTTAGATGGTAATGATACTTTTGTATATGCATCTAAATTTTTAAACTTAAAAGAAGCAAAAGAAGATATAAAATCTAGATTTAATTCTAGTAAGGTAACAAACATTAAGTCATCATGATTTCTTTAATTTATGGTAATGGTGAATCTAGAAAGGTCTGGGATACAACCAAGTCATATACAGGAGTTACAACATGGGGATGTAATGCCGCCTATAGAGATTGTAAAGTAGATAATCTTGTTGCTATAGATTATGGCATACAACAAGAGATATACGAATCTGGTTATGCAATAGAACATGATTGTTATTTTGCTGATTGGTCTGTGGTAGAGGAATTTGACCCAGAGTTTTTAAAAATGAATTATTTACCAACCGACATACATGAAACTAAAAGAAATGATAATAAGTCTTGTGTCATTCAAGGAAAAGAAAGAGAGACTGCAGAAAAAAATTATCAAGAGATGCTTACTCAGTTTCCACATTTAGACAAAGATGATTTAAGAGCAAAATGTTATAATAATGTTGGTTTGTATATTACATGGTTAGAACAAAAAGACAAAGTTAATTTAATAGATTATCCTAGAGAATGGTGTGCAGGTGCAACTGCCATGTATCTATCATGTAAACAAGGTGCTAAAGAAATATACATGTTAGGATTTGACCTAAGTGAATATGATGAGCCAATCAATAACATTTATAAAGGAACAGATAATTATCTATCTGAAAATTCAAGAGGATTTAATACTGATAATTGGACCACACAATTAATTCAAACATTTAAGGACTTCCCAGAGACACAATTTTATTGGGTTGTACAGGAAGATGCTAGTCCAATGATTTGCGAAAATGTGCGAAGTGTTACCTATAAAAACCTTGACATTGTTTGCAATACCTAGTATTATAAATAACTATGTATTGTAAAATACATAAAAATAAACATACGATAACATACGGAGAAATAATATGACATTAGATAGTCTAAAATCAAGTAATTCACTTAATAAGCTGTTAGATGCTGCAAAAGGTGAATCTACACCTCAAGAGAAAAAATCCTATGTAGATGAAAGACTGTGGAAACCAGAGCTAGATAAGTCTGGTAATGGTTATGCAGTTATTCGTTTTCTGCCTGCTTGTCAGAACGAAGACCTACCATGGGCAAAAGTTTGGAATCATGCATTTCAAGGCCCAACAGGTCAATGGTATATAGAAAACTCTCTTACAACACTCAATCAAAAAGACCCTGTATCTGAACACAATACTAAATTGTGGAACACAGGTCTTGAATCTGATAAAGAGATTGCTCGTAAACAAAAAAGAAAACTACAATACTTTTCAAACATCTATGTTGTTAGTGATACTAAACACCCAGAGAATGAAGGTAAAGTTTTTCTATTCAGATATGGTAAAAAAATATTTGATAAGATTACTGCGGCGATGTCACCAGAGTTTGAAGATGAAAAGGCAATCAACCCATTTGATTTTTGGGAAGGTGCAAACTTCAAATTAAAGATTCGTAAAGTAGATGGTTTTTGGAACTATGATAAATCAGAGTTTGAAGATACATCTAAACTTTTTGATGATGATTCTGAAGCAGACAGAGTTTGGAAGTCACAACACTCTCTTGCAGAGTTTACTGCACCAACAAACTTTAAATCTTATGATGAACTCAAAACTAGACTAGATGCAGTCCTTTCTGGTACTGTAAAAGTCGGTAATGTTGCTGATGAAATAGATGATGAACCTGTAGCAGCTGCAAAAGTTGATACAAAACCTCAATCTACAAAGGTTTCAACACCTGTGGTAGAGGAAGATGATACATTAGCATATTTTGAAAAGTTAGCAGATAACTAATCAATCATGAAAGGTGTCCTTTCGAGGGCACCTTTTTTCTATAATCTCATAAATTTCTTATAAATATATACATGGCAGTAAGTAATTATATACGAGAAGTTATGAAGGCTGCGGGTGGTAAACCTATGTCTGTTACATGGTTTCGTAACAAAATAAAAGAATTTGGAGACCCCACCACTAGTCAATTAATAAAAGATGGTCAAGTTAGTACAGTACCACATGAGGGTCTGTTGAATATGTTTTTTTATGACCCAAAATTAAAAAAGAAACTACCATATTATGATAGATTTCCTTTGGTGTTACCAATAGAACAATATAGTGATGGTTTTTTAGGAATTAATTTTCATTACTTATCTATGCCAATTAGGATTAGATTATTAGATAGAATTATGAGTTTTGCAAACAATAAAGCACTAGATGAAACAACATTTATCAATGCAGACTATAGTGCATTAAAAAAAGTAAGAGAAATTAAACCTTGTTTGAAAAGATATTTAAGTGGTCAAGTAAGGTCTAATTTTAGAAAAATAAATGCAGATGAGTTTGTTGTTGCTGTATTATTACCTGTAGCAAGGTTTAAAAAGAAAGGTGAAAGTTTCGTTCACGCAAAATCAAGAGGTATGATTTAATGGCATTTAATTTAGGAAGTTTTGTAGATGCTGCGGCATCATCAGTTTTAAACGAATTACTAGCACCATTGAGAGATGATGATGGTATGGCATTACCATCAAGGTATGAAGTTTTATTTTTACCACCATCAGGCAGTAGAGGAACAGGAGGCCCTGCAGCATCCACTAATTTATTTTCACAAGTGTTATTTGGACAAGTGGGTGGACAAGATACTAAAGATGTATCATATCAATGTAATAAAATTTCTTTCCCTGGTCGTACATTAACAACTACCTCAGATGATAATATTTACGGCCCTACAAGAGAAATAGTAGATGGTTTTGAATATGGTAATGTTGATGCATCTTTTTATTGTCACAATGATTTTAGAGAAAAGAAATTTTTTGAAACATGGCAAAGACTTGCATTTAATACACAAACATGGGCAGTAAATTATTATGATGACTATGTTGGAACAATACAAATATATTCATTAGATGCACAAAACAACAGAAGATATGGTTGTGAGTTAGTAGAGTGTTTTCCAAAAAGTATTGCGGCACAGGGTTTAGATTCAAGTCCTGCAACTGCACCTATGGGTGTAGATGTTACATTTACATTTAGATATTGGAAAAATCTGACAGATGAGGCAGACTTACCAAAACCATTATTAGATAGAATTCAAGGTGTACTTGGAGACCAGGTTGAAAGACAACTACTAAATAGAATACCAAAGGTATTAAGTAAATTATAAACGGAGTGAAAAATTATGGCTTTACCCAAACTTGAAACGCCTACATATACATTAACTTTACCCTCAACAGGTGAGGAAATTAAATATAGGCCGTTCTTAGTAAAAGAACAAAAAAGATTATTATTGGCACAAGATTCAAAAGATGAAGATGAAGTAATAGATGCTATGTCTGCATTAATAAAAGATTGTACCTTTGATGGTGTTAATCCAAAATCATGCTCTTTATTTGATGCAGAATATATTTTTCTAAGAGTTAGAGGAAAATCTGTTGGAGATAAAGTAAATGTAAATGTAAGATGCCCAGATGATAAAGAAACTATGACACCAGTCACAATAGACTTATCTGAGGTTGAAGTACAAATGACAGATGACCACACGAATGAAGTACAGGTAACTGATACTGTTAAAATGATTCTAAGATATCCTTTATTATCAGATATGAAAGTTTTCAAAGGAAAACCAGAGGAAATGATTTTTAAAGCATTAGATTCTTGTATTACTGAAATTCATTTTGGAGAGGATATATACAATAAAAAAGATATATCTGAAAAAGAATTGAATGACTTTATAGATTCATTAAACACAGAACAGTTTGAAAATATTTCTAAGTTTTTTGAAACAATGCCAAAGTTAAGACATGTAGTAGAGGTTACAAATCCAAAGACAAAAGTAAAAGGTGAAATTTTGTTGGAGGGTTTAGACAGTTTTTTAGAGTAGGGCTCTCTCACGAGAGCCTAAAAACTCACTACGAAATGAACTTTGCACTCATGCAACATC